ATCGAATCACTGTCTCGAGTGGAACTGGAAACAGGTAGGAACACGTACACATTCAAGAACGGATTGCTATCTGGTTGGCGCATGACATCATGGGCTAACTCAATACTGAACATAGCGTACCTGCAAGTCATAGCTCAACAAGTCGAAGTTCTGTTCAACGAATCAATTGTTATAATGGGTAATACAGGTGGTGATGATGTGATGTTGCTGTCCCTCAGCACGTACCACTCTTACCTGATCTTGCGAACAGGGAAATTGATGGGATTCGAGTTCAAGCCGATTAAACAGTTGACAAGTTTGACGTACCGTGAATTCTTTAGGTTGTTCACAACGTCGTATGGCACGTATGGTTCATTATGTCGCGTGGTTGGGTCGGCCGCTTCCGGGCAGTGGTCAAACAGTACGGTTGGCACGTTAATTGATCCGGCAACAAAAATGTCATCCATTATGGACACGATACATAAAATTGCGAGGCGCGCAAACTTCGCGTTAAACGCAACGCAACTATTGCAGGTGTGCGCCTTTAAGAAATGGGCGAGGTCCGGTGAAGTGAAATTGGTTGCAGAAGTTCTACATGGAACGCGTTCTACAGGTGGCTGCGGCGTGCCAAGAAATGACGGTTCAATGTATGAACTAAGTGGCATGAGAAAAATGAAGCCAGATGCAAGCAAGGTCGAAATAATCGGCGTCCCATTTGATGCTTCGCAACAACAGATTGAGAAACTGCAGGCTGATGCGTCACGTTACGTGGAAAAGAAAACTATGCCGGATGCTGGGCAGCTAGCAAAACGGCAAGCGCAGTCGGTGTTTCACGCCGCACTCGCACAATCAGATGGGCCTGGCGTAGCTCAACTAGCAGTGCCGGTAGATGCCGAATATTACGAGCAACAACCAACCGTTGTGTCAGTGTTGACAACTAATTATAATGCAGATACAGCAAAAGAATTTGCAACACCATACGCCATGAAGAGGATGACAATAACGCGATATCGCAATGCATACAATCGTTATTCAACATACAAAAATATAGTGGGTGAGGCGAACATACCTACGCTGTTACAAGCGGTGGCAGCCGAAACGAATACAAACGCGCAATTAATCAGAGCTCGTGATGAAAACACGATGTATGGTTTGGCACGTGTGGCGCTTACCGAAGATTACTATGATGCCGTGTTCTGGTTGGCGTTGTTGCATTCAACGAATGAACGTGAAATGAACGAAGAAGCTGCTAGGTATGCGTCCTATCTAGTTGCAGC